AGACCGCCGGCGGCGTGACGGCGACGGCGACCCACATCATCCTTGCGGACTATCACAGCGGCGTCGGGATTCAATCGCGCGTCATCAAACTGGACGACGGCCGGGTCTTCACCGTCGCCGGCCTGGCGAACCGGGCTGAACGGGACGTGACGATGGCGTTGTTCTGTCAGGAACAGTTATAGCGATGGCGAACCGTCTCGAGCTGAACCTCACGGAGTGGAAGGCGAACCTACAGGCCGAACCTGTCGCCCTCGCGACGGCCTGCGATCCGCCCGTGACGTCGTCGGCCGAATCAGCGGCGAACGAACTCCGGGCGGCGTATCCGGCTGGGGACACGGGGAACCTGAAGGCCGGCGTTCGCGTCGACGTGGACCCGGACCGGCCGGCCGTCGCGTCGTCGACCGTCGTCAGCGGCGCGCCACACGCGCACCTATACGAAGACGGGACACGGTACGCGCGCGCCCATCCGACGTTCTTTCCGATCACGAACCGGACCGCGAAGGACATGGAACGCCAGGTCACGGCGATCGTCGTCGCGAACAATTACGCGGTCACGGGCGCGATCGACTAATGCCGACGACGTATCCGGACGTCCGGGCGGTCGACACGGCGATCCTGGCGATCCTGACCGGCGATCCGATTCTCGCCGCGTTGATGCCGGGCGGCGTCCACTGGGACACGGCGTCGTTCGGCCTGACGGCGTTCGTCATCGTCACGTTGCAGGATTACGTCGTCGGCGACGTGTTCGGGACCGACGACGGCGGGACGGAACAGATCGGCTATCTGGTGAAGGCCGTGCATCGATCGTCGTCGGCCGATCCGGCCTTGGACGCGGCGGCGCGGATACACGACCTGTTACAGCGGCAACCGTTGACGCTGACCGGGACCGGCTACGAACTGATGGTCATGCAACGCGCGCGGCGGGTCCGGTATTCGGAATTCGATGTCAACAACGCCGAATGGCAACACGTCGGCGGCGTCTACAACGTCATTGTCTCGCGCGGCGCCGTCGCCGCCATCTAACGAAAGGGATTCGGTATGCCTGCAAATCTGCGGCGTCACGGCTACAAGGGATCGATCAACATGGACGAAACCGGCGCGCTGACGACGTTCACGCCGGTCGCGTCGATGAATAAATGGAGTATTTCGCTCAAACGTGAGCGGGTCGACATTACCTGTTTTTTAGACCCAAACCGGGTCTGGGCACAGGGTCTGTCTGACGTGTCCGGCGACGTCGCCGGGATGTGGGAAGCGACGGCGTCCCGCCCGTTGATGGACGTGATGATGGGCGACGCCGCCGTCGGCCTGAAACTGGTCCCGTCGGAGCTGGACGCGGACACGTTTTTCGAAGGTCTGGCCTATCTGGACGGCGGCCTGGACGTCGCCGTCGACGGCGCGATCACGCTGAACGGGTCGTTCGTCGCGGCCGGCCCGTGGACGCTGGAACCGCCGGCGGTCTTGTCGCTCACGTCCGGCCCGGATCGGATTGCGGCCTTGGAAGCGGAACTGGCGCGCCTGCGACGGGCGGCGTAAATGCCGTCGCCGGCGATCCCGTTACGCGGTCTGCGCGGCGCGATTCGCTGGCAGTACTACACGGCGGCGGCCGTCGTCGATTTCGCCGTCACCTACGACCAAACGCGGCGCGTCTGGTCGTTGCGTGGCGGCCTCATCGCGCCGGACGCCTATAAGTTGGCGCAACGGCCGTTGACGTTTCTGGCGCCGACGAAAGGCGGCGGCGCCTTACGCTGGCCGGTCGTGGATCTGATCGTGCGCGACGGCCGGATCGCGGCGACCCTTGGACCGCCAGGAGACACGCCCCTATGAACCGATTTATCAAAGGCGACACGGCCGTGCTCACGCTCGAGAACGGCGACACGCTGATCGTCAAACAGCGTCTGAACACGGGCGAAACGCGCGCGATGCGCGCAGCGATCCTGGACGGGGACGGCGCGGCTAGTCGCGCCGATCGGGCGGCGTATGCCGTTGTTGTCGCGTACTTGCTGGACTGGACCCTGACCGACGACGGGCGGCCCGTCGTGATTCGGGACCAACCGGCCGACGTCGTCCGGTCCGTCCTCGACGCCCTGGACTACGACAGCTTTATCGAACTCGCGACGGCGATCGGCGATCACGTTGCGCGCGAGACGGCGCGGCGCGCGGACGAAAAAAAAACCCCGGCTACCGGGACCGAATCGCCGGCGACCTGGCCCTCGCCGTTCGTTGCGGCTGGCGCTACGAATGGGTAACGGAACTCGATCCGGACGTCTACGCGATCTTGTGTGAGGAATTGACGAAGACCGACTAGGGACGTCGACGGGCGCGTCTGGTGCGTCCCGCGTCTGAACCGTTGCTGGGGAATACGGCTACGGAGGGTAGACGCGGCCCTGGCCGCCGATGCGCGCCGGCGGCGTCCCTTCTGACCGTGAGCATCTATGGCCTTACGCGCGAAATACGAAGCCGATTTCACAGACTTCTATGGCGCTGTCGCCCAGGCGACGACGTCCCTAGATACCTGGGAGAACAAAGGCGCCGCCGTCGAAAAGCAAATGGACGGGATCGCGAATAGCCTGTCCGATGCGCCCGTCGAAGGCGCGATCCAGAACGTCACGACGGGCGTCGAAAATCTTGGCGACCAGGCCGGCGCCCTGGAAGGCATTTTCACGAATTTCGCCGCCGGGATGGTCGCGGCCTTCAGCGTCCAGGCGATCGGCCAGTTTGCGATCGGCGTGGTGCAAGCCGGCGCCGAAATCGGCGACCTGTCCGTGAAACTCGGCATTTCAACCGAAGCCGTGCAGCGATTCAAATACGCCGCCGAACAATCCGGGACGACGATCGACAACGTCGGCCGGTCGATTCAAACAATGAACGACAAACTGGGCGGCGGCAGCGACAGCACGCGCGCCGCCGTCGCGGCCTTGGGGCTGGATTTTCAAGCCCTGCGTGAGAGTAGCCCGGAAGACGCCTTCGTCGCGATTGGTGATGCCCTCGGCGGCCTGAATGACCCAATGGAACGGACGCGCCTGGAAATGGATTTATTCGGCAAATCCGGCGTCGAAAATTCCCAGCTGTTTGTCGATGGGATTCGCAAGGTCGGCGCCGAAACGAAAGTCATGTCCGACGACACGATCAAAAGTTTGAAGGCGGCGGAAGATGCCTGGGCGCGGCTGTACAACGCCGTCACCGTCGCGTCCGGCGGCGTCATCGCGAAGGCCTTTCAGATCGGCGATACCTACGCGACGGTCTTCAAAGCGATGTTGAATCCGCAGGACAAAGATGCCGTCCAGGCCATGAATGAAGCGTTGCTGAACATGACCGGCAACTTGGAACAGGCGACAGAAAAGGTTCCGGAATTTGCGTTACGGGCGCCAGGATTGAAACCCGTGGCGTTAGCCTTTGACGAAGTCGCCGGCACGATTAAAGAGATGAATAAACAGCTCGGGATCGTGGGGATTACCGGCGGCCTGGTCGAACCGAAACTGGGAACCCTGGCGAACTACACGCGGTCCGTCGCGAAGGAAACGGAATCCCTGAAGGACTACTTTTATCTCGCGACCGAAGCCACGGGCGCCTTCAATACCGGCCTGCGGTTCACGTCCGAAGTCATCGAATCCCTGCCGCCGCAACTCGCAGCGGTGACCGAATCCGTCGACGCGATGTCCGACGCGATGACGAACATGTCGGAGCTCGGGCCGGCCGGCGGCGGCGGGACCATCAACACGGCCGGGATCACGATTCCCGATCAAGAGGAACTTTGGCGGCGCTATACCGCCGCATATGGCAGCAATATCGGCGGCGTCGGGAGTCCGATGGTCGGCGGCGGGGAAGATGTCTTGTCGTATGGGTTGCGGTCTGGCCTGGCGACACGGGCGGGGCAAGACTTCCGGGCGCCCAGTATCGTGAATATCACGATGAACGGGATGTTAGGGACCGATGATCCGCAGACACGGAACGCCATCTCCACCCTAGTCGGCGATGCGCTGGCGGAATCGATGCGCGGTCAACGCCTGTTGAGTAGCGCCTAACATGCCGCCGCTCGAGCTGGCGCCCGCCGTGGCGCGTCTCCCGAACCCGGCCGGCTATCCCACGTACATCTATATCGCCGGGATACAGGCGACGGCCCTGGTCCGGATCAGTAGCCTGACGATCACCGACGTCCTGAACGAACAGCCGAACACGGCGTCATTGACGGTGAACCTGA